CAATTTGAATCCATCTTCTCCAAATTATATAGCAAGAAAAATTGGTAATCAATATCAAACCATCAATGATTCAAATCAAATTGTTATAAATGGAGAATATGCAAATTTATCAAGATACATTCGAGTAGAAGTTACAGATGCAGTTGCAAATAAAGCAATTTCTAATACATTGTTTCCATTTGGATTCCGTGCCGTTAATTCACCAATACCGATGGTATCTGGTACATTAAATTTATCTGCAGCAACATATAAAACATCGCAAGATATTAGTGGAGTAGGATATAGTTCTAACAATTATTTTGGATTTGACTTTACTGCAACACCAAACTTAGCATATTTAGCTCCAGTTCCGACATCGGGTTCAACTACTGGTAGCAATTCTGATTTTGATATGGGTAGCATTGCACAAGATGCAAGTGCTGGATTTCCTACGATTGCTCCATATAGCGGCTCTTTGCAAGCAGCATTAACGGGATCGACATTTACAACTAATGTTGCTGTTAGTACTCGTAAATTTATTGTTCCATTCCAAGGTGGATTTGACGGCGCTCGTCCTAATTTACCAAAATATTCTGGAGCTAATATTTCTGCAACTAATACGTTTGGGTTTGATTGTTCGTCAACAACTAGTACGGGCACTGTTGCTTATAATAAAGCATTTACATTGTTATCGAATACAGATTATTATGACATGAACATGTTGTTAACTCCAGGTATTATTCATAGCATTCACCCTGCAGTAACATCATTGGCTAGAAATTTAGCTGAAATGCGGCAAGATACATTCTATGTAATGGATTCAAATGTAATCTCAGATTCAATTGCAACCGTAGCTACTCAATTAACAACATTGGATAGTAATTATACAGCAGCATATTGGCCATGGGTACAAACACCAAATGTAAGTAATGGCGCACCTATTTTTGTTCCGCCATCAGTAAAAGTTCCTGGAGCATTAGCATTCAATGATAAAAATAGTGCACCATGGTATGCACCTGCAGGATTAAACCGAGGTATATTGACTGCATCTGATACTAAACCTAGACTTACTCAATCAGATCGAGATACATTGTATCAAGCTCGTATTAATCCTATTGCGTTCTTTGTAAATGAAGGAGTATGTGTATGGGGTCAAAAGACACTACAGGCTCGACCAAGCGCCTTAGACCGAGTAAATGTACGGCGATTACTTATTGCGGTTAAGAAATTTATTGCATCTTCAACTCGTTATTTAGTATTTGAACAAAATACAGATGTAACTAGAAGTAGATTTTTAAATATTGTTAATCCATATATGGAGTCGGTACGTGCTAATCAAGGTTTATATGCATTCCGAGTTATCATGGATCAAACAAATAACACTCCGGATCTTGTTGATCAAAATATATTGTACGGACAAATATTTTTACAACCAACTAGAACGGCTGAATTTATTGTATTAGACTTTAATATTCAACCAACTGGAGCCGCATTTGGATCGGGGCCAGCATAAAAAGTAATTTATTTTTTAAAAGGTAGGATTTCGATTCTACCTTTTTTACTGTTAATGATATTTATAATAAAAAATAGGATAATAAAATGGCATTACAAGATAGTATCAATCCGGCTTTGGCATTCAAGACCGATCAGGAAATGTTTAGTAGAGCATATTCTTGGGAACCAAAACGCCAACATCATTTTTTATTAGTATTTGACGATTTACCTGCATATTTAGTTAAGGCATCTGGAAAACCAACTATTGCAAATGGTGAAGTTGCATTAGATCATATTAATGTTAAGCGATATGTAAAAGGTAAATCTGAATGGAGTACAATTACAATGACATTGTATGATGCTATTGTACCATCAGGTGCACAAGCTGTAATGGAGTGGGTTCGTTTACATCATGAATCTGCAACAGGTAGAGATGGATATTCTTCATTCTATAAAAAATTGCTTAGATTACATCAACTTTCTCCATTAGGTGAAGTTATTGAAGAATGGATCTTAAACGGTGCATTTATAACAGATGCAAGTTTTGGTACATATGATTGGGGTAGCGATTCCGTACAAGAAATTGAATTAACTATCAGATATGATTGGGCATTATTGAATTTCTAATATATTTAGTTAGATTAAATGGGAGTTTCGGCTCCCATTTTCTATGTTTGATATATTTATAATAAAGGTTATATGAAACACACAACTCGTTTAGATAATCAACATTTGGTTGATAAAATAAAACAAGATTTCGACAAACAGCAACGAAATAAACTTCCATCGATTATTGCAACATTACCTAGTGCAGGTAGAATATACCCCGAATCAAGTCCTTTGCGTTCTGGAAAAATTGAAATGCGATATATGACTGCGTATGATGAAGATATTTTAACTAATACATCATATATTAAAGAAGGAGTTTTATTTGATAAATTATTAGAATCAATCATTGTTTCGGATATTGATATCAAAGAAATTGCATCGGTTGATAAAAACGGGTTGATTATTTATGCAAGAATATTATCATATGGTGCAGATTATCCTGTTAATGTAATAGATCCTGCAACAGGTAAAACAATTCAACGGACAGTTGATTTAACTAAAATTGGTTATAAACCTTTTGATTTACAATCCGATGAAAACGGAGAATTTACATATCAAGTAAATGATACTACATCAATCAAATATACATATTCTGTAAATTTAACTGATAATGATTCAATCAGTCAATTATTACAAAAAATTATCTGCCAAGTTAATGAATCTAGAAATCCAATAGACATTGAAAACTTTTTGCGATATGAATTTTTTGCACGAGATGCAAAACAATTTAGAACATATTATGCAGAAACAATGCCCGGTTTAAATTTTGATTATGAATTTGAAGGTGAAAATGGAGGCACCTTCATCGCCGGGTTTCCAATTGGACCAGACCTTTTTTGGTTTTAATCCAGAAGACCGAATCACATTGCATGAACGACTATTTAAATTGATTTGGTATGGCGAAGGTCGTTGGGACTGGGATACTATATATAATATGCCAATATCTTTACGTAGATTTTATGTAAGTCAAGTCAATAAAATTTTTGCAGAACAAGCAGAAGCACGAGAAGCTGCAAAAGAAAAACAACGACAGTCCGTTAAATCAAAATCAAAAGAGCCAGATAATCCACCATTCTTTCCTGGTAACATGAAATCTACTAAATAAATATTTATTTAAAAAAGGAATGCAATGGATATTGATCCATGGAAAAGTTTAAAAGATCTTGTTAAGGGCCTTACTGGTGAAGATATTGACAATCTAACCGGAGCCGTAACAACATTAGCTGACCTAGCATCAGTGTCAACTAAAGTAAGTAAGACATTAGTAGCATTAACCGTTCCAATATCAGATATAAATACTGGTTTAGATAAATTAGTTGCAGTTAATAGAGGTATAGGAAAATCATTTCAAGAAGTTGCAAAAAAAGCTACATTTTTAGAACAACGCAATTCAGAATTAAATAAAACATTTGGTATTACTAGTGATGCTGCATTTACATTGTCTAGCAATTTACAAAAAACTGCAAACAATATAGGCATTTCCGGAGAACAGGCAATAAAGTATGCCGGATCTTTAAAAAAATTATTGCCTACTATGTACCAACAAATGGGTGCAAATAATGAAACGTATGAGGGTTTGCAAATGGTTCAACATGCAATGCAAGCTGGTATGGGATTATCTGAAGAACAAGCAAATGCATTTACTGAATATGCCGGCGCACATTCTAATAATGCAAGTCAAATGTTAAAAGTAGCAGAAGAGGTAGCTAAAAGTGTAGATCCAAAAGGCACAATGGGTGCCATGAAAATGATTACACAAGGAATTGCAGATGCGGGGTCGGAAATACAACTTCAATACGGACGAATTCCTGGAACATTAGAAATGGCAGTTGTTAAAGCAGCTAAATTAGGATTTACATTAGAAGATCTTAAAGGTACTGCTGATAATTTATTAGACATTGAATCTAGTATTGGACAAGAATTAGAATATCAATTACTATCGGGTCATCGATTAGTTGATGATCAAGGTCAAAGTTTAACAAATTTATATCGTCAAGCAGCATTGCAAGGCGATATGAATAAACAAGCCGACATCATGAACAAAATTATAAAAGATGAAGGCGAAACTTTAGAAAATAACATGTTTGCTAGACAAGAAATGGCTAAAATGTTAGGCATACAAGAATCACAATTAGCATCTGCATTGCAAAAACAAAAGATTTTAGAAAAAGCCGGCGAAGCAGGTATTACTATTAATACAGAAAATGATGAATCAATTAAAGATGCAGCTGCACAATTGGTTAAACAAGGTAAACTGGACCAAAAAGACTTTGAAGCTTTCATGAAATCCAACGACACTCGAACAACCAATGATATATTAGATCAATTAGTTCAAGTTGCAACCGAACAAAAAATATTAACAGCATTGACATATCAACAACAATTTGCAGGTGGTGTACGTGACGAATTAAAGACTGCATTTAAAGATATTGAAAAGCTAATGATATCGAAAAGCATTAAAGATATGCGAATGCTTGGAAAAGATATAAGAGCTGCAGAAGCTGGCGAAGCGGCAGTTAAAGGAAATATATCGGCAGAGAACACTGAAACGAGTACCGCTGCACCTGCAAAATCAGATCTTTTTATTCCTGCAGGGGGCGATGATACTATAATAAGTGGCGATTTTGGAGCATTTACATTGGATAAACGAGATGATATTATGGCAGCTCCAGGTATACGCAACGCAATAAGCAATACCAATTCGGGCAACGGTGATATGATGAAATTTGCTGCAGCAATAGTAGCCGCAATACAACAACAAACTAACGTACTTAGTAGATCCGATTCGGGTTATCGACAAGGTATCAATGATTATTTTAATTAAAGGGCATTATGAATAACAATCCAACCGTTGGCAGTACACAATTTAATGCACCATTTGATATAACACCAAATCCGCAATTACCAAATCCATCTGCACAAAACAACGTACAATTTACTGCACCCTTTGATATAACACCAAATACAATATATACAAATCCAACTACCGGACAAACACAATTCATAACAAATTTTAATCCTGCAGGATTTTCAACCCCATTGTTACAAGATAATCCTACTAGTAATGTTGCATTTGTACCAAATTTTGATTCACCAATTGGTGCAACTGCAACAATAGTAGATAATCCGACACTAACACAACCACAATTTGTAACAAATTTTAATCCTCCTGGATTTTCAACTCCGAATCCAATATCAAATCCAACATATGGTAGTTTTCAATTTAAATCAAGTTGGATGTCAGAAAATTTTGAAGTTTTCAATAATGATACTACGCAAGCTCCTGGACAATTTAATACAACAAAACCACTTGATCAATTTGCTCAAATATTTAAAAATGATACAACACAATCGCCTGATCAATTTATAAATGGATTTAGTACGGCAGCACAACCACTGTCTGAATATTCGGTGCTTAGATATCGTACTGGTCCAATTCAACGTGGTGGTGCAGTGTTTAATAATTATACAAACGTAATACCAACATTTGGATCAGTTTTAAAATCTGCATTAGGATTTGGGGCAGCTTCTGCAGTTGCATTAACAGGAATTCCGCAAATTGGACAGTCTGCAAATCAATTAATTGAACCAATTTCAAATCCAAATGAAAGCAAATATTCTACATTACCATATCAACATTTATCATCAAACATTCCAGGTACGAGAATACCATATCCTGCTAAATATTTAGATTTTAGATCTAGATTAGCATATTCAACTATTGGCGTACCAGATAATTTAAATGGACTTCAAGATACATTGCAAGGATTAAGTAACTTGCGACTAGATGGAGCATCTGCAGCAACTAGAGGTAGTGGAAAAGCTGCACTTTATGCGGCCGCTGCTGCATCTCCATTAGGTGCATATTCAGTATTCAATCTAGATGGCGTTGGAAAATCTGGATTCGGTTGGGGTGATCATGATAGCAAATATGCAATACGGGCTGATTTTACATTGCGAAGTGAAGTAGCAACAACATGGACACCGGAATTAACAGCAGTACCAATTCAGCCAGATCCAGGAGAAGAAGGACAACTTAAATATTATCCAGGTCAATTCCAAGCAACTAGAAAGCCGCAAGAAATAGCAATTCCTTTCCGAGGAGATAAAGTTACTGTTATTGATTTTGGTAAACGTAGATTGGATAAAGCATATCAATGGCGTCCAAATAAATTTAAAAAAGGCGAATTAAATAACATATTAAACGATCGATTAGATACTACGCAAGATTTTATAAAATTTTA